CTAGGACTAGTGGGTCGTCCTCAGATGCCACGTAGGCGTATGGTATCTTCGCTGTCTTGTTGGCTCTGCTCTTATTAAGCCAGATGCTCACTCTTCACTTTTCGGTGGCAATATAAACATTGCACCGCCTGTATTTTTAACTTCTACTTGGTCCTTCTTGATCAAGCCAGTGCGGTCTAGAATCTGTGCAGCCGCCGCAATAGAGTTTCTGGCTCCCATAGCACTCGGATCGTCGAGTACGTCTACCATTCCCCATGCAGCTTTAGGCGCGTTCATAGCCATCACCATAGCCGCTCGTTCATTGATCTCTTCCTTGAGTGCGGCTACCACGACAGTGCTAGAGGTGTTGTCTGCGTAGCCAGCCACCTTCATAGCCTTCTTGATATTGCCCTTGCACTCCTCAGTCATCAGGGCATCTAGAAACAGCTTCTGCTTGTCTGTTAATTCTTTCTTCTGTTCCATAATTACCTCAAGTAAACGAATGCTAGGCCGACTGCGCCAGTGCAGATCATCCAGAATATGCGCTCCGCGAATGCGATCTTCTGACCACGGGCAATGGCCTGACGCTCCATCTCGTCTAGGCGGTCATCGACCTTCTGAATGCAGCTATCGAATTTATCCATTCGCTTGAAGAGAGTTAGCATTCGTTCTTCCATCCGCGCCATTGCGACTACTGCTTCGGATAAACGATCTAGCTTCTCTTCCATGCGACTCAGCCTATCATCGGACATTACCTATCCTTTTTTCTTCTGCTTCTTCTTAGGCCAGCCCTTTTGCATATCACTGTACGCCTTCGGACTTACTGTGCTGTTCTTCTTGGAGCGGCTGGTTCCAGCCTTCTTCCGCTTGTTAATATTATTGACTAGGGACATATCTACCTACCACTTCTTACACGACCAGTATCTCGCGGTGAATTTATCCTTCGCCGTGTCGCACTTGTGTCTCGCTCGGAATGACTTTCGACGCTCTGGATTACTCTTCTTAATGCGCATCTCTGGGTCGCCAAATCTGATGATTTTCTCTTTGCCATTCTTACAAGCCTTAACGACAAATTTTTTAGGTCCATCAGGTGTTCGCTGAGGCTTGTTGCATTTCATTTTGCTCTTATCTAGGGCCATTAGAAACCTACGAAGTAATAGTATAGACCGCCACCCGCTCCACCCCAGACGACAATCACAATGAATAGCCACATGAGGATTTCTAGGAACTCTTGGCGTTCCTTCTCACGTTGCTTCTGGGCTTCCTTACGAGCGGTACGGGCCTTTGCCTGATACTCCACCCAAGCGTCATACATTCCGGGTCTACCGTAGAGGCGCATATGGGATTGGAGTTGAGCCTTTTGCTGGTTGATCTTCTCCAGTGCTAAGAACTCTTCGAAGTCCGTAGCGTCCTTACCCATCAGCTTATTCCACGGGCTTTTCTTTTTGGCTTCTGCCTTTGCCTTCAGGTCTTCTTCAGCACTTACAAAAGATGCTATAGACTTACCGACATCAGCCAACTCCCGTGAATTAGCAATCGCCTGTTTAATCACCCCGAATGCGGCATTGGCAGCGGCTAATTCCGCTAGCATTCTCGTTGCCCCTAAATTCGTTCCCCTGCTATTTCAATCGCCTTGCAAGACCCGAAGGCAAGTTTACCTTCTTGCTGCCTTGTGAACAAAAACGACTGAAGACTGACGTTGCACTCATTGGCCTCGAAGAAGCTCTCCCTGTATGCGTACAACGTACAGTCAGTAGCCATAGGACTTGTACAGACAACCGCTATGGCTACCCAAGTAATCATTTTTTCTTCTTAGCCATGCCACCATAACTGTATGATGGTTTCTTCTTCTTCATAGCCATGCCGCCGCCATACATCCTAACTTTCTTGGCGTTACCAGTGGCCTCACAGCTACCACCAGCACGGGCTGCTTTAGGTTTAGGCATATCCCTCATCGTCAAATTCCTCTTCTAATAAATCAGGTATAAATCGTTTAGGGTCTAAGGGTACTTCCACCGAGCAGTCTTCCGTTGCGAAGTATCGTCCATAGCCGTCGAACTCTTGGGCCATTGGGTTGTCGTCTAGCTCTCTCTGGGAGATGAGACCTTCTTCGAGGAGGAGTTGTCGGATACGATCAAAGGTTAATACCTGACCTGTACGCTCTTGAATTGCTGCACGAATATAGTACAGATTAAATGACATTTTTAGTTACCCCTTCATTGTAACATCTATCTACGTGTCGGGTCAAGCCCTTATTTATGTAGATAGTTAAGTATTTACGTTGACGGATAGCTATTTAATTGGTATAATGAATTGTCGGTTGAGCGGTATACTATACACTAACTGTACCTAGTACCCACTCCCTAGTAGACTACTTGGAGTAGTCTTCCCGCCTCAGTCTTCATAAACAATCCGTCTAATGTCGCCACGGGCTACACCAATGTCGTGTAGTTCCTTGTCTGTCATGTTTGCTAACTGCCAGAACGCGACTCGGCGCATTTGTGCTTTTTGAATAGATTCAATAATTTTCTTAAACATAGTTATCTCCTTAACAATATGTAGTTACATTATAACAACTAATTGTCTTTAGGAGTACTCAGGTATTGAGCATACCCGCTATGCAGTCAGGTACTCTATGGCGCGATTCAGGAAAGTAATATCGTCACAGAAGCCGCCCAAAGCCCTATTGCATCTGTGACATAGCCAACCCCTAAACTTGTCCGTGTCGTGGCAGTGGTCGATTACCCAAGGGGTATTCTTCTTACCGCCATAGTCCTTAACCTGCTCGGCATTCTGCTTGCAGATAGGACACACGTAGTCGTCTGGTGGGGCAGGGTTCTCTCTTCGTAGCCGATTGCGTACAGCCACCATCTCATTCATGCACTTCTTGCACTCAGGACGAATGAGACCGCCATTTACCTTACCGAAGGCAGACAGTGGCTTAATATCTCTGCACTTAGTACACTTCTTCGAGTGTACGTCTGCCTCGGTAGGTTTCTCCCAGCCGAATAGGTCTAGCTGGTTAGTCTTCATAGGCAGAACCAAACAAGTCAGCGACTGTGTGGTCACTGTCTTCGATAGTCTGCGCTTTTTCTCTTAGTCGATCTGCTTGCCTGTTTAGCTCTGCGGCTATGGCGTATAGCTCTTGGTAGTCTTCTTCTACGTCATCCACTATTGTAGTAATGATGTCGTAGAACTCTTTATTTACGACAGCCTTCTCAGTTTCACCTATCTCTAAGTGAGAGACCACGATCATTGTGCCGTTATCAAGGACTTGTAGGTCGTGATCTATGAAGAAGGGCAAGCCGTCAGCGAATAGTACGCCGTCCTCGCCATAATCTTCAGCCATGTAGTCTTCCGTTGCCTGTTAACGAATACTAGCTATTATATGCTAACAATCAACTAATTGCAAGTATGAATACTTTACAGAGTGGTTTTCTAATTCCACTACTCTAGATGTAGTGCCTTTACATAATATTTCTCGTAGTCCCGTACTGGGGCCATTTACAGTAGCAAAATCCCAATCTCTGGTCAGTGGTGTATACGGACCCAGTATGGGTGGGGGTGGCAGTCGCCCCGCCCCGAAGCGGGAGCAGCCTGAGATCGAGCGATATGTGCAAGCTATTGATTTTATTATGTTTTCTTTATTCCGACGACTGGATAGTTCACAGGCTCAATAGAATTAACGCAATAAAACCAGCGACTTATTAGAAATAAAATCTAGAGCCTGTGGCATATTGTGCCATGCATGGATTTATGCCTGAGATATTGGCCCAGTGATCGCCTTATTTGCGCAGAAAATCGGCATGACGACATCAGGAGACAAGAGCGAAGGCCGACAATGTATATGCCCACAGCCCCTGTCTCATTCTCCCAGCCGCTCACCCGATCCGATGACCCCATGCCCGCGTCCAATCGCCAACGTCACTCAGCGGCCCGCTCTGAGCCTCTGACAGGGTGTTTAGCGCGAAAACCCCCATGCTCTGAGAGGCGATATAAGAGCCACTGAGTGAGGGTATTTGTTCTGGGTATAACTATGCCACTTAGCTGTTAGGCCACTGTGTGAGCTTCTCAGAGCCTCTGAGGCCATAGCATCAGGCAAAGAAAAACCCCGCTCGAAAGCAGGGTTCTTAATCTGTTTATGTGATCAGGGTCTATTTGCTGAACCTCTCCCGCAGACGTTTCAATAGTTCATGTTCAGCAATCCTACGCTTTTTAGACAATGCCAAAATTTCGTCGGCCTCGTATGCTGCGCTATATTCTGAGCGGGTTAACATCCGATTGGTTGCGCCAAAACAGGCCAGCACTGCGCCATCGTCTGCGTTAGCCATTGCGTCACGTATTTTGGCCTCTGGGTCATCTGTGAATAGATGTTCCAATTGCACCGTGCCAGCGTTCCAGTTTCTTGTGTAATTATTCATAGCTGATGTCTCCAACGTGCAGACAATGCGCAGGGTGCCAACGGCCCCATCTCATCGTCTACTATTTTGATGATTTCCTGATCCGCTTCTATGTCGATTGGCTCGACGTATTCATCGAAGTAGACCACAAAAGACTGAGTGCTTACGCAGACATCTGATGCCGCGTCTAAAAATATGCGTTCCATGACAGACCCCATACAAATTGAATTGAGTGATAGATCACGAAGGTAAGCCCCAGAGTGATCACTGAGAGCTGGAGGGCTAATAGAAGCCCTGCCATAATTCTTTCCGCTCTGGTCATCTCAAAGCCCTCTGAGCAGACCCCGCTCGAACACCTGACCGAAGCCCGACACGATCCGCTGCGCTGCGTCCCGCTGCCGAAGCGTTTGCGCTGCGCATAGTTGTCTGCCTACGTGCCTGTCGGTGCGTCAGGTTGGGGTTCTGCTTGCGGAATGCATCATCCAATGCCCTGTCCGACATCACCACCAGCGAATTGCCTGTGGCCTCTGACACAGTGGCATCTTGCTGCATTAATTCTTTGTGCATCTGCAATAGGCGATGGTAGAGCCGATGCGCCATGCCATTCATAAAGCTGGAGCGGATCGACGCGCCGTGATGATACCATGTCTCACGTAAATAAGCCTCAGTGCCTCGATAGTTCAGGAACTCCAATTCCATTGCAGACTGGATCGTGCTTATCAGATAAATGGCATTATCGACTTTGTGCTTCTCACCAAAGATGAATAGCGTTGCACCTGACTTGTACATTTTGGTGCTGGTGAATATGGCGACACCCATCACTGCACCCACCACTGGATGCATCCGCTGGTTGCCCAATTGCATTTTCTCAGTGACGTATTCAGCGTCCAATATATCCGCATCTGTCAGCGTCATATTGTATTCGTGCTGGAGCTTCTGCATGGCCTCTGCCGCCGCTATTGCCTCGGCCTCAGTACAGCCATTTTCGACTGTACGCTGGGCAAATGCTCTGAGCTTTTTAATCACTGCTTTTCTGGTTTGTTCTGACATCTGATTGGTCCTTTCGTCAGTTGGTTAAATTTCGATGTAGACGATGGTGCTGGGCTTTAGCTGGATGCTGCGCCCTATGTCGTCAGTGTCCACACAAGTAAAAGAGGCGGGACCGAAGGCATCCTTCCGATTGTAATGCTCTTTTGTGTAGATGGTTTTGGCAGTGGGCTTGCGTTTGAACTCTTGCCCCTGCTTAACTTTTTTTAATTCGATCTCACGGCGAAATGCCTGATCTGGGTTTTCCATTTTGTAGATATGGCGAGCCATTTCGTTTAGTAGGTTTAAATTTGGTCCAGACATTTTAGTGTCTCCCTCTCAGAATAAATCTTGCTGATCGTTGTCATAGATGCGTTGCCATTTGTCATAGAATGCTTGCTCACGCTTTTTGCGTTCGATTTCTTGGAGCCATTCATTTTGGTTCCATTCATCCGCCTCATAATAATGAGCCTGGCTTGTGCTATCTTCGAAGCGAAGCGATTG